AGGTAGCGATGCCTAAAATCGACGAACTGATACGAATTTTCATCGACAATGAGTTCTATACCATACGCCGACGTTTTGAAGTCATGGCTGAGACGCTAGTCGAAAACCCCAAGGAGTATTTAAGACAGCTATGCCACTCCACCAATGTATTCCAATACGAGGCAAGCTCGGTTAACGACGGTCCTAGCGCCAACGCAAGGCTAGTCCTTGAAATAGCGGAAACTGAGGCCCGACACCTGCAGACGCCTGTCAATCAGTGGCTAATGTACAACGCCGTCAACAATGTTATCCACAACAAGCTAAAGATGACATTTCAGACACAGCAGGGGCTAGACGCCAAGGTGTTTAACTACCACTCTAACTAGTTAATAACTAGGGGGTTGAACTCAGCCCCCTATGTAGTATATTTGTAACACAATTAAAAACCCGTATAACATGAATCAGATTAAAGTCATGGTCGAAGTGACCACCAAAACCACCGAAGAGCAAGTGTTCACCCTGCCCCACTACTGCAAGCACAACCTACTCGACTCCTATTACGCGGTCCTCAGTGAGGATAGCGTGGTAGAAGTCAGCATCGGTACTTTCGCAAGGATAGCCCTGTGGACCACACCGAAAGTCGCCCTAGACGGAAAGTCGCACCCCATAAGCGAAGCCGAGTTTATGGCCGCCTACTATGAGCAAATGCGAATAACTAACGACTTAATCCATGCAGCCGTACTCCCCACCACACAAGAACCCGCCTAATGACGGCGTCGGAGTCGCGCTAGTCCTAGGTTTCATAACATACATAATCCTAAAACTTATAATCCAATGGTAGATTTTCAAGAACAGATAGTAGAACAGGTGGTGGCGCTCATTCAAGGGCGCCGCCGCTACCACCTCGACTATGGGGTCGTAGAGTCGGAGTTTAACGTGGGTGCCACCTCAATACACGTGTGCTTTGAGTACGATAATACGGGGGTGTGGCTTACCGAAGTCGACTACTCCGACTACGAAACCATAACGGCATTAAACGAGACAGAGAAAACCTATTTAACACACCAAATCAATGGAGAACTACACCACCAAACAGTTAAGTGAGGACGACGTAAATCGCCTCCAAAAGTTCCAAGCGCGGCTTAACTCGCTGCCCGCGCCTGAGTCGGTGGAGCACACCCCCGACAAGAAGGCCCAAACAGTTGTCATAAGTCACATTGAGATGACGCTCGACGAACTGTTTTTCGGGCAGTGGACGACTAACAACTTCACGTGGTCGGCTATCGCAAACGAGGTCCAAGGCTCGCTCGAATTAAGCGTGGTGCATCCCGTGTCAGGTCGAACGATAACACGCGTCGGAGCGGCCTCTATTGTAATCACGGTGGATAAGGTTCCTCACTCTATAGCGGAGAACCTCCAAGAACGGAATAGGTGGGCTTTAAATCCTTCCAATAAGAAGCCTAACGCGCTAGACCTAGCCTTCCCCAAACTAAAGGCGGAATGTCTTAAAAATGCGGCTCAGTCGCTCGGTAAGATTTTTGGCCGTGACCTCAATAGAAAGAACCGCGACGAGTACAAACCCTTTAAGCTCAGCAACGTCGAGACGGGTATTAAGCAGCTGCCTGAGTCCACTATGCTAATGCTCGAAGAGGGTATTAACTCGGGGCAGGATATGCGGTTAATACAGCAAGCACTTATAAGCCTAGACGAGTTAATGACAGACGAACAACGTAATCACTTAAATAACTTATACCATGCAGCAAACAGTTAACAATCCATACATTCAAGACGCGCTACAGTATGCAGAACAGCGTTCAATAGCTTGGGACCGCGCACGTCTCGGGCTATTTACAGGGAGCGGGATAGCCGACCTAATGGTTCAGCCCAAGACCATTAAAGACCGAGAGGCGGGAAACTTAAGCGCTACGGCGGAGAAGTACGTAATAACTAAGGTCATGGAGATGGTCACAGGGGTAAGCCAAAATAACGCTTACGGGCAGGCTATCGAGTGGGGCATAGAACAGGAGGAAAACGCGCTAATAGCGTTAATGCATGCTATGGAGTGCGACCCTAGTCGCTGCAACCTAAAGCCTAGATTTAAGCTGTTTAACCACTACTCGGGGGCGAGTCCCGACGGAATCTACTTTTGGCCGTCTATGAACATGGAGGTGGGCATCGAGGTTAAGTGCCCGTGGAACTCTTACAACCACTATCAACACTCTCGGGTATCCTGCGGCGAAGACCTTAAACGCATCAGTCCTGACTACTATTGGCAGGTCCAAATGAACATGCTGACGTGGGGCCTGCCCGTGTGGATTTTCGGCAGCTACGACCCACGGCAGCCCGAACACAGGGTACTACATTGGACCCCTATCCACGCCAACACAGAGGACATGCAGTTAATGTGTGAGGCTATGGAGAAAGCTCAGAAGATTAAAGAGGACCTATACCACCAATGGATTAACAAATGAGAGACTCCACCATAATATACCGAAGTTTTTACGAAGCTGTCCGTGAACTACCTCCGCACAACCAAGCGGAGGTATGGACTGCCATATTCGAATACAGCCTTAACCGTACTGTGGTCGACCTGAGTGGATTAAGCAAAACTATCTTCCGACTGATTAAGCCGCAGCTAGATGCCAACCTTAAGCGATACGAGAACGGACTTAAACCAAAGAAGAAGCAGACGGGAAGCAAAACAGAAGCAAAGTCGGAGCTTGCGGGTAGCGTACCTGTAGCTAATGAAAATGTAAATGTAAATGAGAATGAAAATCCTACTGTAGATATATTTGGACACGTACCGATAAAACGTTTTGTCCCGCCTACCCTAGTCGAATGGACTTGGTTCTTCACCTCAAACGGCTATAAGCGGGACGTGGCAGAGACTAGTTGGAAGTCTTACGACGTCGCGGAGTGGAAAGACAGCAACGGCAAACCGATAAAGAATTGGAAGCAGAAGGCCATCCAAGTATGGTTTAAGGACCCCAATAAGCAGGACGTCGCCTCAGTCGCCACAGACAAAGTAAAATACACCCTACCTTCTAACTACAGACCAACGAAATGACCATTAACACATCACACGACCTAGACCTAGAACAGGTAATACTTGGAGCCCTGCTGCTAGACGACAAGTGTCTAGTTCAAGTCTACGACATGCTAGCTCCCGTCAAGTTTTACGACATTAAGAATGCTACCATATACGAAGCTATTCAATCACTATACGACAAAAGTGAGCCAATAGATATTGTAACAGTTGGGCAGTGTCTCCGTCGCATGGATAAGATTAAAACGGCAGGTGGAGCTGCATACGTGGCACAACTAACAAATCGCGTCGCTAGCACGGCAAATATCGAGTCTTGGGTACTCAGCCTGTCAGAACTATACATGCGACGTGAATTCTCGCTCCTTGGGGCTAAAACCATGCAAGAATGCCACGACGACATGCGGGACGTGTTCGACATCCACGACTCCTTTATGGAAGGCATGAACGCAATCTTTAGCAAGAACGTCAAGTCAGAGACCCTCCACGTAAGCGAGGCTTCCAAGGAGGCGACTGACTACATACTGCGGCGCAACGCTAGCGCAAGCTCGGTAAGCGGTTATACCACGGGAGTACGTAGCGTAGACAATCTAATAGGAGGCCACCAAAAGTCGGACTTAATGTATTTGGCGGGACGTCCTGCGATGGGCAAGACGGCAATGGCCTTAAGTGAGGTCCTCGAGCTCGGCCTGCAGAACATACCCGTGGCGTTTTTCAGCCTAGAAATGTCCAAGACTCAGCTAGTATACAGGTTAATGTCCATGCTAACCCGCATCCCTGCGGAGGTGCTAATGAAGCAGAAGCTTGACCCGCACGACATGACAACCTACTATTTAGCCCTAGACCAACTGAATAGGATGCCAATCTTTATCGACGACACGGCCTCACTGTCTGTCAACGACCTACGGGCAAAGGCCAAGCGGCTTATCCATAAGCACAAGGTCGAAATAGTCTACATCGACTACGTCCAACTCATGAGCGCGGGGCAGGCAGGAAAACGCAACTCTATGAACAGAGAGCAAGAGATTTCAACAATTAGTAGAAATTTAAAGCTTTTAGCGAAGGAATGTGAAATTCCTGTAGTATGTTTGGCACAACTAAGCAGAGGCGTGGAAAGCAGACAAGATAAACGACCCCTACTATCCGACCTACGGGAGTCGGGAAGTCTCGAACAGGACGCAGACGTGGTAGCTTTCCTTTTCCGCCCTGAGTACTACGGAATAACGGAAGATGAGGAAGGACATTCAACGTCGGGCCTCGGTGAGTACATCGTAGCCAAGCAGCGCAATGGACCCACAGGTATCGCTCAAATGAAGTTCGACCACCCTGTAATGAAATACACCAACCTATGACATACTACGCAAACAAAGACGGCAGCTACGACGCCCTAAACGACAAACGAGTGCTGTTCCACCTAGCAAACGGCTCTTGCAAGCCCATCGGGGTCGTCGGAGACAAGTGGCAACACAATTACAAGGCTATAGGCCGACTGCCCGTGACCTACAGCAAGCACGTCCGCTACATGACAGAATATGAAGTCGGTAAGAAAATGTAAGGTATGCGGGGTAACATTTCACCCCGTCTATAGCTCGTTACAGGCTACCTGCAGCGCACCGAAGTGCATTCTAATCCACAGCCAAAAATTAGCCTCCCGAAAATCCAAGAAGGAGCTAATAGACTTAAAGGTCAGGTTAAAGTCAGTCAGTCAGTGGAGGAAGGAGCTGCAGCAAGTGTTTAACCGATACATCCGAGAGCGTGACAAGCTTAAACCGTGCATATCCTGTGGCAAGCCTTTAAAGGGTAAGTTTGACGCGGGCCACTATCTGTCCGTCGGCTCCTATCCAAACCTAAGGTTTTCGGAAGATAACTGTTTTGGACAGTGTGTGGAGTGCAATCAGCATAAACATGGCAACCTGATTGAATATAGCATCGGTATTTTGCAACGTATCGGACCCGCTAGGGTAGACAGACTCATGGAGGCAAGGAATCAACCCTTGCGCCTCTCTGTCGAAGAAATCAAGGATAAAATTTCATACTATAAATCAAAAATCAAGTCTAATGAATTTAACAATTAACCATGACAGTGGGGAACTGTCGCTGACATTAACTAGGGAAGAGGTTGAATCGCTCTTCAAGAATTACTACAACGCTGCCACTAGCTCCACCACGGCGCCAAAACTAGCCGAAAGGCCGAAGCCTTCACCCTTCTACAAGGGCATGAAGAAGCGGATTAAGGCTTTCCTAGAGGACCTGTACAAGGAATTTGGCAACCTGCCATTTAGCCCCAAGGACGAACGATTTAAGCAGATACGGTATGAGCACCGCATCACTGCAATCGGAGGTATTTTTAGCCGCCTAGAGGAAACAGGACACGTAATACTTGAGACCACGGGCGACGAAGACTACCACTCTAAGCGCTATAAATCCATACAACTATGGTGGTAGTCCTCTCAATAGTCCTTGCGGTCATGCTAGCCGCGCTAATAGACCTACTGACTCAGGTAGGCAGGCGCAAGGATTAAATCTGAAAGTGGGGGTAGTCTTTAAATCTAGACCAATACCCGCCCCACTCCACCTGCGGATAATGCGACTTAATAATCGCAGCAAGGTTTTGGAAGTTCTTGATGGTCCAATCAAGGCTTCCATCTCCTTTTTTGAAAGCCACGTCAAAGGCTTTAGAGGGGTAAAAGTTATGCTTGCTGCCCTTCTTAAGCTTTGTGACTATCGGTCCCGCCTTTGTACGGCCTTGGGCGTAAAGTTCTGCCTGCTCGGCCTCGCTCCTATGGGTACAAGTGATGAATGGCTTGGAAGCATTAGGGTATAATCTTTCGTACTCGGTCACAGCGACGAGCCAAGCGTTTTGAAGTATTGGCTCAAGGTCATTAATGTCACGACTCGGCATTGGCTCCCTTTTTAAGTTTACGCTTCTCAATCAGACGGATGATTAAACCGACCAAAATTATTACAATTTCTCGGACTCCGTCGCTAGTGGTGGTAGGCAGTAATTCTTCCATGTTTTATAGTTTAATGTTTATCGTTTAATCTTTAATATTCTAAGCAGGCTGTCGAGTATCGGCTTGTAATTTCCGATTACGTACATAAAGGTCTTCTCGCCTAATAGCGTTCCAACGGGTACTAGGTACTGAGACTCGTTTATTAACCCGTTGTTGTGGCAGACTACCCCTGTCAAATAGCCTGTTATAATGCTCATTCCAACGACCGCAATCCATTGGAATAGACTTAAGGTTCTATTGATGTACATTTCGTAAGAGATTTTGCCAAGCAGTCCTATGGTCACTCCGATAACCCACGTTGATAAGTCACCTATCCACGCTGTCATCGCTTCGAATATCCTTTCCATTTTTGTTTTCAGTTAGTTTAATCATCTTCCTCTCGTAGTCCTCTAGTCGCTTCAAATATTCTAACCGTTGCGGCTTAATTTTTTTCGACTTCATAAAGTTATCAACTATTAAGGTATTTGTGAAAGCCTATTGTAAGGCGCGGTACGACTCGTGGCCGTATTACCTGTGCTGAAAATATAGTTAAACGAAGACTTTTTCAACGACAGTGGCGCCCTCTGCGGCCAAACATTATTGCCGTACTCGGGTATGCTGCCTGAGTTAGCACAAAGCCAATCTACCATACCACTCAGGTAAAATGTTGCGTTACTTTGAGCGCGGAGAAGTATGTCTTTCATTACCGCGTCTGTCACCGCAACCGTGTCTTCACTTTGCCGCTGCACTAGGGTGCCGTTGTCAACCTTATAAGACAGATTTGGCATTACCTCAAGCATCGTAAACCAAAGCACAACCCTTCTAGCGTAGTCGTCGACTAGCTCGAGGTATAACCCACTTAAGTCGTCGTTCAGTATGTCGTCTTTAATTTTATTGTAAAGGTTCGTCCCTAGGTACGGCATTAAGTATTTATCCTGCGCCAAATAAATTGAAGGGTAAAGAAGATTCGGGTCGACCGAACCGTTAACCTGTGTGTACTTTTTAATGTACATTTCGTTTATTAGGAGGACCTCAGGCATCGCGTTAAGAGTTTTTTAGTGAACCTTTAGTTGTAGTCTCTATAGGGGGCACGCCTTCAACGCCCTTCTGCGGGACGAAAGGC